AAGTTTTTTAAGCCTGGAACTGACACATTCCTGCAGGAACGAACGCAAGAGAATGGCAGACCTAGAGCGTAGAACGTTTGGATCATATAAAATAGAAGAATTGACAATTAGAAACGACCAACCAACAAGAAATACAAACCTTTCACTTTCTCAATCGACCGAGAATCGTCTTTCAACCAAGAAAATTCCCCTACTCGACGACGGCATTTTTGAACTTTTGAACTACTTCATTGATGGAACCAATTTCAACAAAACGTGTTATTGTGGATTTAATTATTCTCATCTCCCAAATCTAGAACGTGACTTTAACATCGCTTCTTTGTATGTACGTGAAAATTTCGAAATTTGCACAGATCAATTGGACTTGGCTAACTACGTTCGACAACCGAACATCAGCATTAAATCTCCTGACTTCACAGTTTGTTTGGAATACGTTTTGAAAATTGTCGTTGAAAGCGAATCCTCAACTAAAGACCAAAAAGATGATGAATCACAGAGACCCACCTCCACTGATTCAACTAAGAATGAGCAAGAAAAGAAGTTTGTTGAAATGTCTTTGCTTCCTCTGTTAAATCGCGAATCTGAAGAATCTTTGACTGAAGAAATTTTAGAAGGTGAAGGCGCAGTGGTAAACGTACTTAAACTATTCATTAAAGGATTTTTGATGCATTTAGGTGAGAATCCAAATTCTTATGATCGTCAACTAACCGTTGAAAAATATCGTCCATTATTGGTTTCTATTGTTGGCTATGAATATCTAGTCGGTACTACAGTTCCTGAAAAGAAAATCAATCATATTTATTATCAACTTGCAACTTTTGATAATTACCCATTCGATCTTTTAAGGTTTCAACTTTCTTCACTAATTTCCACTCCAACTTCAATATTGGAAAGAATAGCAAAAGAAGGTTTGTTTAAAATTATTACACCAAGCACTTTGCGAGGTGCCACACGTCAAACTGTTTTGTTCAGAGGTATCAACGGTAGTGAGTCATTTTTGAACATCAAAAGATATCGTCGTTTTAGAACCAGAATTGTTGGTAATGCTGATAGCGTTATTAAGTCCGACTTTTCTTCACTTAAATTGGACGTTTGATACTTTACTTCTTGGTCAATTTCATTGTATATCAATGGTTGAAGAATTTTTCTTTTCTACATTATGAACCCACAGTCTTCAGTTAATATTGATACGTATACCTTCAACTGTCCCTTTGAATTAGCAAAAATCCAAATTGAATCCGCGAAACCAATTATGCAAGATTTTAGTGATTTTGATGAAATTTTTGAACGTCCTTTGTCTGATTCGGAATTGGATGATCGAGTTGAAAAATTGGAATTAGATATTGAAGCCAAAGTCGATCCTGTGGTAAGAAGAAAATACGGTAAAGTTGGTCATATAATGTTAATGATTTTTAGCTTTCTTTTCTTTGGGATTTTTAAATTAACGCTTAAAATGTTTTATCATCTTTTTCGGTGTGTATGTTGTAATCCTTTAATTCGAGGAATTTTTAGTGTTGTTTGTACTGTAGTTTTCTACATAGTCATTTTTACGATTATTTATTTAGTTTATTTTTTCTTTGGTGATCAAATCCTTGCTGTATATCATTCTTTGACCGAGATGAGCGATTCTGGTTTAATCAACTCCACCAAAATCGAAGAAAAGGTTAACAACATCATTCACGAAGGTTCTTTATTTTTTGGTTCCGTTGATCCTAATACTGGCCACCTTCAAGAAGTCGAAAAACAAGTGTTCAATGGAGGTACTGTAAATTATACTTTGTTTCACTAAGTTTCTATTTTATGTGACTCTGAAAATATTCACGCTCGTAAGTCGATTTTCTTGCAGTTGTGTATACGCTACCCAACAAATTCGTTCTCAAGCCGGCTTACAGCTGATGTC